GTACGCACGCGGACGCGAGGATCGAAAAAAATAATTTCGACGAGTAAAACGTTTCCGATACATTTCAGACGTTTGTAGAAATCCCTCTTGTTTAAAAACACCCCCAAAAAAAGCCCACCGGCCTCGCTGCGTGGGCTTTTTCTTTGGAGATCCGCATGATCACCTTCAGCGTCAAAAGCGACCTCGAAGCCACGATCACCCGCTTCGCCCGCATCGCTGGCGATCAAATGCCATTTGCCACCGCTGTAGCCCTGACCCGCACCGCCAAGGCCGCCAAGGAAGAGATCGAGCGGCAACTGCCATCCCTGATCGATAACCCCACACCCTACACCATGCGGGGCTTTAGGCTTTACCCAGCCACCAAGCGCAAGCTCCTGGCTGAGGTGGACTTCAGGGTGGCCATGGGCCGTGGCACACAAGCCCGTGATTACCTCGCCCCCCTCGTCTACGGTGGACAGCGAAAGATCAAGGCCTTTGAGCGATCCCTTCAACGTGTCGGCCTGCTGCCCTCGGGCATGGCCGCTGTGCCAGGCAAGGCGGCCAGGCTGGACGCATACGGAAACATGAGTCGTGGCCAGATCACGCAGATCCTGTCTTACTTCAAAGCTTTTGGAGAGCAAGGCTACCGCGCCAACATCACAGACAAGCGCAAAGCGTCAATGGCCAAAGGCAGCAAGCGCACCGGGGCGCGTGGAGTGAGCTACTTTGTGGGCAAGCCCAACGGTGGTCGCCATCCTTCAGGTGTGTGGCAAAAGACAAACTTCGGTGAGCTTGGCTCTGCCATCAAGCCCATCATCATCTTCATCAACCGGCCCGCCTACCGCAAGCAGCTGGATGTGCCGGGCATTGCAGAGCGTGTCATCCGTGGTCGCTTCGCCGATGAACTGAGCAGGGCAGTGACCCAAGCCAGGCGCACCGCCATCCCCAAAGCACAGATGACATTGATCTGATCTCTTTTCCTCCGGGTCCTCCCCCACCCCCACCCCCTCGGGGGTAATTCGGGCCTCGATGTTCGGGTGATTGCAGGTTTTTTTTATTGGTTTGCATTGGGTTGCTTTGTGCCTCCCGGTTTTTTTTACAGGTTTGAAATAGGTTTTAACAATGGGTCGTCTCGCTCGCAACTTGATCGGTGTATCGGTCAAGGAATGCGCTCGCCTTTTGGGCGTGAGCGACACGGCGATCCACAAGGCGATCAAGGCTGGGCGCTGCCAAAAGCACAAGGATGGTTCGGTCGATGTTGAGGCTGTGCGCCTGGGCATGGCTTTGACCGCTGATCCTTTTCGGGGCGGCCAGCGTCAAGCCGGAGTTTTTGGCGAAGCGTTGACCGGGAGCGCTGTGTCGCTGCCTGGCGAGCTGCCCTTGCACATGCCCGAAGCAGCCCCGGCAGCCGCTGCAGACAGTGGCCGTGGCCACCGCCCCTTGCTCGATGCCCGCACGCTGACCGAGCAGGCCCGTGCAGAGCGTGAGCAGATCGAGCTGGCCAAGCTCAAGGGCTCGGTGGCTGAGATTGCACCGATTTCCCGCGCCGTTCACGACGCCATGATGGCCGCACGGTCTGAGCTGCTGTCGCTGCCTGATCGCCTGACACCGCTTGTGACGCCTGAGCAAGACCCGGCCAAGGTGTATGGATTGATCGAGATCGAAGTGCAGCGCGTGTGCCAGACCCTGCAAGACAAGCTGGTTCAAATGGCACGCACCCACGCGATGGAGGTGACCGCATGAACCTCAAAGACGGATACGCCGCGATCATGGAAGCGGCTGCAGCTGGCTGGGCCTTGCCCGAGAAGCTGTGGACCAGCGAGTGGGCCGACAAATATCGGCAAGTGCCCAGCAAGTCATCGCCCGAGGGTGGCCAGTGGCGCACCAGCCGCACGCCGTATGCGCGTGAGCCGATGGACGAACTGTCGTCGCGGTCGCGCACACAAGAGGTGGTCATCATGGCCGCGTCGCAGGTGCTCAAAACTGAGGTGCTGTTGAACTTCGTGTTCGAGAGCATCGACCAGGACCCCGGCCCGATGATGGTGGTGCAGCCCACCGAGAAGGCCGTGAAAGACTTTGTCAGCCAGCGACTGGACCCCGCCATCCTAGCGATGCCACGCATCACCGACAAGATCCCCAGCAGCCGCAAGCGTGACAGCGGCAACAAGATCACCGAGAAGAATTTCCCCGGTGGCGTGCTCTACCTGGGCTGGTCCAACAGCCCGTCTGAGCTGGCGTCCAAGCCCATCAAAAAGCTGGCACTGGACGAAGTGGACCGCTACCCCGTGAGCCTCAAAGACGAAGGATCCCCGGTCAAGCTGGCCGAGCAGCGCACGGCGAACTTTCCGCGCCGCAAGATCCTCAAGACCAGCACCCCTAAGGTGCGTGGCGCGTCGGTGATTACCGACGAATACGAGTCGAGCAGCATGGCGCAGTACTGGGTACCTTGCCCCCACTGCCAAGCCCTGCAGGTGCTGGTGTTTGAAAACCTGCGCTGGAAGAAAACCACCGACGACGACGGCAAAAAACGCCACTGGCCCGACACCGCCGTGTACGTGTGCGAACACTGTGGCAGCGAAATCGAAGAGCGCAACAAGCCCTGGATGCTGGCCGACAAAGCCATGGGCGGCCTGGCCGAATGGCGGCACCGCCATCCTGAGCGCGCCAAAAAGGGCTACCACATCAACGGCCTGTACAGCCCGGTGGGCCTGGGCTTCAGCTGGCCAGAGCGTGCGCAAAAGTTTTTGGAAGCCAAAGCCGATCCGGCCAAGCTGCAGACCTTTGTGAACCTTCACCTGGGCGAGCCCTACGAAGACCACAGCGACCAAATGCAAAGCGCGGCCCTGCAAGCGCGTGGCGAGCCTTACCCGCTGCGCACCGTGCTGCCCGGCTACCTCATCCTCACGCTGGGCGTGGACGTGCAGCGTGCTGGTTACTTTGCGTTGCACCTGGTCGCATGGGGCAGGGGAGAGCGGTGCCACACCGTGGACTACACCGAGATACCCGGCGACCCCAGCCGCCAAGAAGACTGGGATCGCGTGATCACCACCTACCGCCGCCGCCCGGTGCGCAATGCGTACGGCGTAGACCTCAAAGTCAGCATGACCGCCATTGACTCCGGTGACGGCGTCACGGTGCACGAGGCCTACAAATACGCACGCAAGTATCGGCACGACGACGTCATGGTCATCAAGGGCTACAGCCAGCCCAACAAGCCGATCCTTGGCAGGCCCAGCAAGCAAGACGTGCGCAACGACAACGGGGCCATGGACAAAAACGGCGTCGACCTCTGGATGGTCGGCACCGACACCGCCAAGAGCGCCTTGTTTGCCCGGCTCGATGGCGACCTGATGCACGAGCAATTCACAGACCGCATGGTCCGCTACAGCGCTGAATTGCCAGCCACCTTTTTCGAAGGTGTGGCCAGCGAGTTCTATGACGCCGACACCGGCAAGTGGGTCAAGCGCCCCGGCAAACGCAACGAACCCCTGGACACCTGGGGCTACGCCTATGCCGCTGCGCACCACCCGCGCATCGCCATCCACACCGCCCGGTCGGCTGACTGGGACGAATTGGAAAAGATGCTGGAGCCCCGCGTCCACGACATGTTTGCACTGCCCTTGCCCACACCGGCAAGCGCTGAGCAAGCCACCCAACCAACCCCTGAAGTGCAGACATCTGCACCCGGGGCCATTGACCACACCAGCACCGCCCCCGCAGCCGACACCGCCACAGACCTCGACACCGACGAAACCGCCAGCGCACCCACCGCGCAAGCCGCTCGACGTGACGACGACTGGGTGCCCGACATGCGAGACGACTGGAATTGAAAGAGACCACCATGGCCGGTTTTACAGTCACCCAGCTCGAAGCGATTGAAAAAGCCATCGCCAGCGGCACCCTGCGTGTCCGCTACGACGGCAAGGAAGTCCAGTACCAGGACATGACCTCACTCACGAAGGCCCGCAACCTGATCCGTGACGAGCTGATCGCCAACGGGCTGCTGACCAGCATCGGCAGCAACGCACGCGGCAGGTCCACCGTGGCCGAATTCAGCCGGGATTGATCACCATGGAACCACTCAACATTGCACCCACAGGGCGCTTCGAGAAGGCCATTGCACAAGCCTTTCCCGGCTGGGCGCTCAAGCGCTCTATCAGCCGCATGGGCTTGGAGCACGCCCGCAGCTACGACGCCGCCAAAGTAGGCCGCCGCACCAGCGGCTGGACAGCCAACGGCGGCAGCGCCAACGCAGAGCTGGGCGAAGGCCTCGCCCGCATCCGCAACCGCGCCCGCGACACCATCCGCAACAACGAATACGCCAAGCGCGCCGTGGGTGTGTACGGATCCAACGTGGTCGGCTACGGCATCAGCATCGTGCCCGCTGACAAGCGCGAACAAGCGAGTTGGAGCGCATGGAGCAACAGCCTGGACTGCGACGCCGATGGCACCTGCAACCTGGCTGGCCTGATCCGGCTGGCCGTCACCGAACGCTTTGGCGCCGGTGAAGTGCTGATCCGTCGCCGGTGGCGCAGAGCCTCAGATGGCTATGCCATCCCCCTGCAGATCCAAGTGCTCGAAGCCGATCACCTGGACGAAAGCAAAACCGGCCCGCAGGCCAATGGCAACTACTGCATCCTGGGCAAAGAGTACGACCAACTCGGCACCTGCGTAGCGTATTGGCTATTTCCTGAGCACCCCGGCGAGTTGACCGGGTGGCGCGCCAGCGGCCTGGTCAGCAAGCGCGTGCCCGCCAGCGAAATCATCCACTACTACCGCCGCGACCGGCCCAGCGCCGTGCGCGGTGTCAGCGAGCTGGCAGTCAGCTTGATGCGGTACCGCGACCTGGCCGACTGGCACGACGCAGAGCTGGTGCGCAAAAAGATGGAGGCCTGCATCATGGCCATCATCAGCAGCGACAAGCCCGACAAAGCCTTGGGCTTGGCCAGCGCCGACGGCGTCGAGAAAATGCGCCCCGGCCTGATCGCCCGCATCGGCAACAGCGAACAAGTCACATTCAACAGCCCACAGGCCAGCGGTGCTGGTGGCGAATTCAGCCGCTTTGAGCTGCACGCCCTGGCTGTGGGCAGCGGCATCACATATGCCCAGTTGACTGGCGACATGAGCCAAGCCAACTTTGCCAGCAACCGCATGGGCCTGATCGAATTCAGGGGCCTCATCGAGCAAGAGCAATGGCTGCACCTAGTGCCCCAAGTGCTGCAGCCCATCCGCAAGTGGTACCGCGAAGCCGCAGCGCTGGCCGGTGTGCAGTTGGGCGAGCAAGCGCTGGACGCTTACACCATGCCTGCCAAGCCACAAGTGGACCCGCTCAAAGACACCATGACCGCCAAAGAAGCGATCCGTGGTGGCGGCATGACGCTGAGCGAATGGCTGCGCGAAAAAGGCACCACGCTCGACGCGTACATCGCCGAGCGCAAGGCAGAGCTGAAGAAGCTGCAAGACGCAGGCCTGGTGCTCGACACCAACGCCGCCACCAGCGAGCTGGGCCTGACCGGCGCAGAGATTTTACAAACACCCAGTGAAGGACGATGACCATGGAAAGACTATCTGCAAACATTGACGGCGCAACGCCCGAAGAGCTTGTCTATTTGAGAGCGACGAGAGAAGGCCGATTGCTGTTTGTGTTGGATCAATCGGCGCCTGTGCCCGTCACCGACACGGCTGCTGCTGGCACCCGGGCCTACAACTTTGACCAAGCCACGCGCACCGCTGTTGGTGCGACATCTTCGGCAGCGCAGGCAATCGGGACATTGTCCGCCAGCCGTGAGGTCATGTTGATTACTTCCGCCCGCTGCTTCATTCGATTCGGTGCCCTCAGCGTCGGGGCAGCAAATGCAAGCGATGCGGCCCTGCTCGCACTGCCAGCCGATGCGATGTTCCACATGCGGCTTCCATCAGGTGTGACACATTACACCGTCATCCGCGACACTGCGGACGGCTTCGTAAGATTCGTTCCGGTGCTTTGATGTTTGGCGTCGGAAACATTGGCCGCATAGGTCGGGCTGATTACAGCGCGGCTCGGCGGGCGCTCGGCCCCGCATTCATCCTCGACCAGCTTAGTGTACCCGCCGCTGCGGCATACAGCTTGCGTAAACTACGCAATGCATACACTGGCAGTGCAGTTCGTGTGCGCCGTTCAAGCGACAATGCGGAGCTAAATATTGGTTTTACGGCAAACGGTGATTTAGACACAACGGCGTTACTGG